TGAACCGGCATAATAAATATTTAATAATTTAAAGGAGAAACTGCTGTGGCCAAGCAAGTAATTAACATCGGTGCATCTGCGAATGATGGGTCAGGTGACCCGTTACGTAATGCGTTCGATAAAGTCAACGACAATTTTAACGAAATATATTTTAATTTTGGAACTTCAACAACACTTACTAGTATATTTGATTCCAATGGGAATTTAGATTTATATAATAAACCACACAAAATATCATTTTTGTATTCAACGGAAGCTGAGCTTCTTGCAGTAAGTCCATCAACTTATCATGGAGCAATTGGCCACGCTCATGATACTGGTGCTCTATACTACGCACATGGTTCATGGAGAAAGCTTTTAGCAGATACTTCTGGTGGTACAATACTAAATTATACAGACCCACTTGCTCCTTATGTTTATGCTAATAATGTTACTAATTCAGAAACATCTGATTATGTATTAAAGACAAATGCTGATGGTACATATACTTGGGTTGAACAAGCAAGCGGCGGCGGGGGCTCATATAATGATGCTGCTGTTGATACTCATTTAAATGTTTCAGGCGCAGGTAGTAACGAAGTATTACAATGGAGTGGTTCTGATTATCAGTGGACTGCATTACCAAGTGGTGGTTCTTCTGCTAATACATTTGGAACCATTGCAGTTGCAGGTCAAACTAATGTTGTAGCTGATACTGCAACAGATACACTTACTCTAGTAGCTGGTTCCAATGTTACAATTACAACTGATGCCAATGCAGATAGTATTACAATTAATGCTTCAGGCGGTGGCGGAGGCGGTGGTACTGACCTCAACAGTTTAACAGGTGGAACACTTGATGTAGCAGCAGATAGTATTGGATTTATTGATGCTGATGATTCCAATAATTCTAAGAAAGACACAATCGCTGATTTAGTTACAGCAATTGCAGGAACTGGATTATCTGCATCAAGTGGTGTTTTATCATCTACAATTACACAATATGCAGATTCTAATGTTGATTCTCATTTAAATGTTTCAAGTGCAGGTTCTAATGAGTTTTTACAATGGAGTGGTTCTGATTTCCAATGGGCTGCAGCAGGTGGCGGCGGCGGAGGTGGAGCATCTCGTGTATCAGAAGCAGAAACAACTGCTTCAATTGCAGATGGCGCTTCAGGTTCTGTTGAATACGCAACATTAGGTAAATCATTCGCATTACAAAAAGTTACAGTAGACAAAGAGTGTTGGGTTAGAGTATATTCTGACACAGCAGCAAGAACAGCAGATGCAGGTAGAAGCCAAGGAACAGACCCTTCAGATGGTTCTGGTGTTATTGCAGAATTTATTGCAACAGCTTCAGGTACAACAACATTTAAAATAACCCCATCAATTATGGGTTGGTTAGATAATTCAGAAACTGAAGTTCCAGTAGCAATTCAAAATAATTCAGGAAGTGCAGGTACAGTTACAGTCACTATCGACGCATTAAAATTAGAGAGCTAATTAAATGTCTAAACGCATTCACAATTTAATCCTACAACCAGGAACAGATGAAGCTTCATTCTTAGCTAATGAAGCAGCTGGTATGGAAGTTCATTGTAACTTTGATATGTGGGATGGTATTATTGCCATGAAACTCACAGATGAAGAATGCGCTCAATTACTTGAAAGCGATAAAGTAATTGAATGTGGCCCAGAAAGAGATGTTGTAGATTTAGTATCATATCCAACATCCACACCAAGATACGAAAGTAATACAGTATCATATAGAACAAGATATATTCCAAGCAGCGGTAATGGCGCTGACCATACTGGCTTAAATATGTTTTTTACAAGTGAATTTGACCCGGCTGATGGCACACAACCTTTTGGCTTTTTTCAGGGTTCTGAATATCAATTTGATGACACAGTTAAAAGTAATTTTTTAGGAGAATATGTAGATATTGTTGCTATTGAAGCAGGTAGCCCGGCTTCAGGTAATGCTGGTCACGAAGACCATGTAGATTTTGAAGAATGGGATTCTACTGATTCTAAATTTATTCCTATGGATTGGAGCGAAACTTCTGGTTCGATGACTTCAGCTCGTAATAATCAAGTTACGAATAATAATACTAATTGGTTTAGTTCTCATGCAATTGGAGTATTAAGCGCAGCAGGTGGTAAACATTGTGGTTGGGGTAAAAAATCTACATTAAGAGTTATGTATCTTAGTGATGGTGTTACTACTGCTTATTATACAGCATTGCAATGGCATAATAGTAAACCTGTAAATCCGGCAACTGGCGTTCGTAATGCAACAGTTGTAACTGGAGCATGGGGATATTCTGGAGTTGAACACGAAAAATTCTATCCAATGGATAGCATCAATCAAATTGTAGCTTATGACGAAGATGGTAATTCAACAACAATAAATCGTGGTGATGTTCAAGCAGCAACTTGGAATATCACAATGACAGCTTCAGGTGCAAGCGCATACGAAGTTACTGGTGAAGATAGAGTTTACGAAGGAATATCTGCAAACTCTGCTATTAATAATAGAGGAATTGTATGTAATCCAGGAGATACTGTGATTATTGACAACCAAGCTTCTGGTGGACATCCATTGTATGTCAGAACTACTGGAGGTAGTAATGTTCCAGGAGTAAGTGGTCAAGGAACAAGTACAGTCACATTTACAATGCCAGACGCTACAACTAATTATGATTATGTTTGTGATTTCCATCCAGCTATGACTGGTAATATTTCGTGTATAAAAGACACAAGCTCTTGGCAAGGAGATTATAGAGCATTTGTAGATAACTTAATTATTCCAAGAGTTATTGAAGACCCTGCAGATAGTACTGATAAATGGATGATTTCTGTTCCTGACCAAACAAGATATTCTGCATTTGATACAGTTATGTCTCAATTTAATAACTATAATGGAATTTATCATTTTAAAAGTGCAGGTAATAACGCGCACGTTGCTGTAAATCCAGATGACTCACGATGGAATAATACAATAAGAGTTGACAGCGGTGCTACTTACGTAACAAATACTTTAGATGGTGATGGCCGAAATCAATTTACTAGTTCAACACAAGGCTCACAATCAAGCTATTATATTTTAAGGTCAGAAATTGACGGTGGAGACAATCAGTTTACAATTGCTGCGTGTCAACAAGACGACGTTAATAGATTAATGGACGATTACAGTAGTAGAGGTCCTATGATTGATTTTGCATCTTATGGTGCATATACATGGACAAGCTATCCAACATCTACATATAGTGATGGAAAGTGGGGTTATTTTAGTGGTACAAGTTGTGCAGCACCAGTTGCAGCAGGTTGTGCGACTGTATTTTTAGATTGGTATTTTGTACAACGCGGAGTTTATCCAAGCATTGCAGAATTAAAAGCATTAATGATAAAATCAGCAAAAGAAAATTTAATTGGTGAAGAAGGTGAAGGAATTAATTTTTCTAATGTAGCAGGAAGTAAACAAACTCCTCTAGCAGTTTATCCTCCTACTAATATAGCATCATCTAAATTATATTCATCAAGTAATATTAATCGTATTTCTGATAATGATTATCAAAATGGTGGAGCTGATTTAACAGAATTATATGGAACACCACCTTTAAGAGTACATATTCCATGGGGAGTACGTATGGGAACAGGTAAATATATCGCAGGTGGTAGTCCACAAACAACATTTAAACGAAGACCGACTTCAGGTAGAGCGTGGCCGAGACAAAAAGTTTCTTTCACATCTTGAGGCTGGGAATAAATAATAAAAACGGTTAGAGTCTAATTCAAAATGGCAGAAATATTAAGCAATAGTTTTAAAACAGATGTAACAAGGTTATTTATTGATGACCTTGCTAATAACGATTACTATGTTTTCGTTTCTGGTATTGACACATTTTCACCCGAAGATGCTCAAACTTCCAAAGTTGGATTTTTAGAACGAACGCTTTTTGGTAAAAAAATACTTCAAAGTGATATTCATTTTATGGTTAAATACTATCCTTGGCAGGTTGGTCAAGTATATGTTGAATATGATGATGCAGTTGATTTAACAGACCAAAGATTCTATGCAGTTGTAGGTCCAAACGATAATGATACTGGTGATTATCGAGTATTTAAATGTTTAAATAATAATAATGGCGGAGCTGCTGCTACACCACCTAGTTATGACCCAACGAATACTAGTCAAATTTATCTAACTGCTGATGGATATGTTTGGAAATATATGTATGTTATTTCTTCATTAGAATTTGATTCTTATAACGCAATTGGTTATGTGCCAATTACACCTACACCATCTCCTAATAACCCATCAGCTAATACTGCAAGCACAATTTCAGATATAGTAGTCGATAATCCGCTTGATAATTTTGGATATGATGAATACACTGGTGGATTAATTCAATCACCGTTTCCTTCTGGCGTATTAATCGTAACTCCTTTTTCAGATAATTGGAGCCCTGTAACTAATTACTTTACAGGCCAATTCTTATACTCAACTAATCCATCTAATGGAATTTCTAGATTATTCCAAATTACATATTATTCTTTTAATCAGGCCACAGGTAATGCAGAAATTAGAGTTGGCGCAGAATTACTAACTGGAGTAGCTACACCTGATTTATCTGGTGTACAAAGTAATGCTAATTTTAAAATTATTCCAAGATTAAATATTAAAGGTGACGGTACTGGAGCCGTAGCAATACCAAATATAGTAAATAATAGAATAACAACAATTACAGTTTTAGACGAAGGAAGCGGATATACGAATGCAGTTGCAGAAATTGTAGACCCAGGTGCTAATTCATTTTTACCAGAAGATGAAACAACAACAGATGTTCGTGCATTAATACGACCTCGTTTATCTCCACCTGGCGGTCATGGATTTAATTTAATTGATGAATTAAGATGTAAGCATTTCAGTTTTTATGGATATATTACAGCAGAAGATAATACACAAATTGGTGATGTAAATACGTATGGTGGAGTTGGTATCGTACGTGCACCTGAATTTGACACAGGGTTTACAGCTAATGTATTCGATAATAGAATTGCAATAGTAACGGACGACTATAATAAAGTATCTGCAAATAGTACAATTATTCAAGTAGACAGTAATAATGATACAGTATTTAGTGCTAAGGTGCATGAAGTTGACACATCAGCAAATACAGTTTACATTGCTGAATATTTAGGACCTTATCCAAATAATGCTAATACAGGTCAATTACATACAAATAATACAAACGATGTCCCATTAGATTTAAACTTACCATTTAGAAACGAATCTGGCCAGACAATCAATATAAATAGTCCGGTAGCCTCAAATGTTACACTATCAGATTATATGCAGAAAACTGGTGAAGTTTACTTTATGGAGAACTTCTTCCCACTTGCTAGAACAGACCTATCGCGTGAGGAATTTAAGTTTGTACTGGAATTTTAAGGAAATAATATAAATGCCTATTAACACAAATCTCAATCAATCGCCATATTTTGACGATTACGACCAAGATAAACAATTCAATCGCGTCTTGTTCAAGCCGGGATTTGCGGTTCAAGCTCGTGAGTTAACACAACTGCAAAGTATTCTGCAAAACCAAGTTGAACAGTTTGGTGATAATATCTATAAAGAAGGTAGTATCGTAAAAGGATGTACCTTTAATAATATTGATGATTTGCGTTATGTTAAATTAGTAGATACCGCAGAATTTGACCCGCTTGAATATGTAAGTGGTCCTTCAACTGAAGTAGTTGGTAGTGAAGAAATTGAGATTGATAAAGTCTATATTATAACTGGTGCTGTTTCTGGAATTCAAGCTCAGATTCTTAAAGCTCGTAAAGGTTCAAACGCGTCTCAGCAAAACCCACAAACTACATTTTGGATTAAGTACTTAAATACTACAGAAGTTTTAAATACTAATTACACACAGTTTGAAGCAGGTGAATCTTTCTCTATTGATTTATACAAATATAAGCGTGGAACTACATCTCCTAGTGGAAGTAACCCAACACCACAAACCATACCAGTTAATGTAACATTCTCAACTGCTAGTGATAGAGTAGGTAAAGCATTTGGTATTCAAATGTCACCTGGTGTTATTTTCCAAAAAGGTCATTTTATATTTGCTAACGAACAAACATTAATTGTAGAAAACTATTCTGATGTTCCTTCAGATAAAAATGTAGGATTTGAAACAACAGAACAAACAATTAGTGCATTACAAGACGACTCATTATTTGATAACGCGTTTGGTTCTAAAAACGAAAATGCACCTGGTGCTGACAGATTAAAACTAACACCAAATTTAGTTGTTAAGACTCCTGCTGAAGCTGGTGCAGATGCTGATTTCTTTACAATTATTCGTTATCAAAATGGTAGCGCAGTTGGATTAAGAGATGTTTCTCAATATAATATCCTCGGTGAAGAAATGGCTCGAAGAACATACGAAGAGTCAGGTAACTATGTATTAGAAAGTTTCCCAGTTTCAAGCGATGACAGAATACCAGCTGGTTCAGCAAATACTGAAGTAACTGCGTTATTAGGTCAAGGCGTTGCTTATGTTAAAGGTTTCCGAGTAGAGAACTCAGGCGAACGTTCATTTACAATTGACCAAATTCAAAGTACAGAAACAGTTAATAACCAAAGTATTGGTATTGAATATGGACATTATGTAGATGTTACAGGATTCAGCGGCAGACTTGATATTGACCACACTCCAGTTACTTTACAAGACAATACTAATAGTACTATAGGAACAGCTATTGCAGTCAATTTAACGCCAACAAGACTTTATCTTTCTAATATTGCATTAAGTGGACCAATTACTAACTTAGATAGAGTATCTGATGGTAACGGTTATGTTGAAGTTGGTAATAAATTAAAAGAAGTATCTAAGAAGCCATTAATATTTGATAGCGGTTTAAGTAGTGTATTTGAATTAACAGACACACTTATTCCAGTTCGACAAAGAGTCGCTGCTACTCACTCAAGTGGTGCTATTACTTTAACTGCAAATCCTGGTGAAGATTTTGATTGTCAACAAGACGACATTTTGGTTATTGCTGATAATGGTGTTCAATGGCCAGTTACTGGATTAACAAAATCATTAAATAATTCTCAAATGGATTTCAACATCGACTCTGGTGCAAATACTAATGTATTTGTTTACCATAACAGAAGATTAGTTGGTACAGGTTCTACCGGAATAGATTCATATAACAAAGTTATTCGCGAGCCATGGGTTAAAGTTCTTTATTCAGGTAATGCGCAAGCTTCAGATACACAATATAATTTAGGTTTCCCAGATGTATTTGAAATTAAAGAAATTAAGGATAGCACTGGTGCAGACTTTACAAGTAGTTTCAGATTAGTACGAAATCAAAAAGACCAATATTATGATTTATCATATATTGAATATATCGCAGGACGACCTAAGCCAGCTGATGGTGATGTCTTAGTTAACATTAAGTGTTTTGAGCTCTCATCGTCCACTGGTGAATACTTCTTCTCAATTAATAGTTATCCGAATACACTTGATAGAAATGACATACCGGTTCATGTGAGTGACACAGGGGTACAATATAACCTTAGGGAGTGTATTGACTTCAGACCTCATTGTGATATAGAATCCGGTGTAAGTTATTCAGCCACAGAATCTAGTGCAAACGCAGGAAGTGCTACACAAGATGTTGGTGTTACTCAACCAACATTCTCAACTTATGGTGCGCCATTAATTCCAGCAATAAATGAAAGTGCTACAACAGATATTGAGCATTATTTAGCTCGTGTTGATGCTATTGTTGCAGATTCTTATGGTGAATTCTCATTAATAAAAGGTAAGGAAAATGCAAGACCAGTTCCACCTCAAATCGAAAACGATAAACTTGTAATTGCAAGTATTAGTGTTCCAGGTTTCCCTGCACTTTCTGCTAAAGATGCAGACACACAACGTAAAAAAGAATATGCTGTAAAGATTAGACCAACTGGTGTTAAAGCATACAGAATGAAAGATATGCACAATCTTGAGAAAAAGATTGATAACATGGCATACTATATTTCATTAAATCAATTAGAATCTGATACACAAAACTTAACAATACTTGATGAGAATGGATTAAACAGATTTAAAAATGGATTTGTTGTAGAACCATTTAATAATTTATCTCTTGCTAATATTAACTCACCAGAGTTCAGGTCAGCAGTTCCTTTTAATCAAAAGATTTTAACACCTGCTGTTAAGACATTCCCTATTGATTTAAAATATAAATCAAACACAAGTGGTACTATTTTCCCATCAGTTACAAATCCTAAAGTTGCTACATTAACAAGAGATTCAAATGTTGATGTTATTACACAACCTTATGCAACAAACTTTAGAAATTGTGTAAGTAACTTCTTTAAATATATTGGTGAAGGTGTTATTTCTCCACCTTATGACGCTTCTTACGATACAACTACAAACCCAGTATCTCTTGAAATAGATCTTACAAGTCATTTTAGAGATTTTGTTGATAATATTCAGCAATTCCTTCCAATGACTGATACGCGCAGAACTGCAACTATGGGCTTTATGGGGTGGGGTGCAAGTGAAGAAGACTTAAGAAGAATGGGTGGTTGGGCTTTACGTCGTAATAATAGATTTGTAACTGACACAATTACAACGAGTGTAAGTGAAATTACTGTTAACGATTCAGTTATTAACGCGCCTGTTGGTGACTTTGTATCTAACTTCGAATTTGAGCCATTCATGGCATCTCGTGATATTAAAATTTATATGAGCGGTTTAAGACCAAACACACCTCATTATTTCTATTTTGACGGTCAAGATGTTAATGCTCATATCATACCAGGTTCTACAGCGTCATCAGTTGATGGAATTGAAAGACTTGGAGATAAAGGTGTTACATCAGTAAGCACAGATGCAAATGGTAATATTTACGCTGTCTTTAATCTTCCAGCTGAAACATTCTATGTTGGAGACCGTGTATTAGAGATTGCAGACGTTGACCAATATTCAAGTATTGATTCTGCATCTACATCTAAAGGATTTATTACATATCGTGCATATAACTTTAGTGTTGAGAAAAGTGCATTAACAACTTCAACTCGTGCTCCAGATTTTGATGTCAACACAACTACAACGACTCGAAACGTTATTCGAAGAATTAGAGGTCGTGACCCAATTGCTCAGACATTCTTTATTAAGAAAGGTATGGGCCGCGGTTCAAACTCTGTGTATCTATCAGAGGTTGATGTATTCTTCAAACGTGTGCCAGATACTACTTTAGGTCAAGCACAAAATGGTATTACTTTACAAGTACGTGAAGTTATTAATGGTTATCCTACAAACCAAATCGTACCATTCTCTAAAGCTCGTAAAGAAGCAACTGATTTGACAAGTGCAGCATCTGATGATGCTTCAGTAGCAACAACATTTACATTTGATGCACCTATTAGATTAGATGTTGAAAAAGAATATGCTATTGTTTTACAACCTGATGCTTCAGACCCTAACTATTTAGTATTTACATCTAAGGTTGGTGAAACAGACTTAACTCCTGGAACAACTCAAGGTACAGCAATCGTACAAGATTGGGGTGATGGCGTTCTCTTTACATCAACAAATAATAGCGCATGGTCATCTTATCAAGATGAAGATATGAAGTTTACATTAAGACGTGCTAATTTTAGTGCTTCAACAGGTTCTGTTACACTTACAAATAATGATGACGAGTTCTTAACAGTTAATAATATTACTGGTGCATTTAATGTCGGTGAGAAAATTTACCAAGAAGATCCAGTATATGTTGCAACTCCACCTTCTAACGCAGTAAATGTTGTACAAAATAGTGTTGATGTGACATCTGCAGGAGATTTAAATACAATTTATAGTGATGGCGACTTTATTAAAATATCAAATGGTAATGATATTGGTGTGTACAAAATCGAAAGTGTTAATAGCGCAACTTCATTAACTCTTGCAAGTCCTTGGGGTTTTGCTTCTGTTAATGGTACAGACCATTTACCGGTGACTGTTGGTACTCTATCTTATTTAGATAAAAGAAATGCAGCAACAATGCATCTTACTGAAAGTTCAGCAACATCAACAAGACCATTCCAAGTGGGTCAAACAGTTAAAGGATTAGATAGTACTAAGACTGCAAATATTTTTTCTATTGATAACGTTAATATTAGTTATTTCCAACCATTTATTAGTCAAATAAATGATTCTGTTTCTTCTACAACTTTTGAAGGAACATTTGTATCGCCTGATAACGTTAATATTACTTACGATTTACCTTTATCATTTAACGATAATAACCACTACAATCAAAAAGGTGTTATTCTTTACAGTAAGTCAAACGACCCAGCTCGTTCAAAATCATTTGATTTAATTGTTAATATGGAAAATAATAGTAATGTAACTTCATCACCGTTTATTGATATTGAAGTATCTAAACTATTAGCTTATCAATATACACTATCAAATACAGCTGCTGATTCTTCTGCCTTTGTTTCTAAGACTGTTGAATTAGCAAGTGATTTAGATGCTGAAGATATAAATGTTATAGTAACAGGGTACAGGCCTACGGGTACTGATATTAAAGTTTACATAAGAGCTCAGAGCCCGTTTGATTCAGCTGGATTTGAAACTGTACCATGGACTGAATTAGAATTGTTTGAAGGTGTTGGCGTATTCTGTAGTAAAGCTAATATTGGAGATTATAAAGAATTTAGATATAGAATTGCAGACGCAAATAAAAATGCTGGTGTTTACGAATACACAAGTAGCAATGGAACATTCCAAGAATTTAGAAGATTTGCTATCAAGATTGAATTACTATCATCTAATATTCATAATGCACCTACACTTATGGATTATAGAGCGATCGCCTTGACTTAGGAATTAATGATATGAGTAATATAAAAAGAGATAATAATAGTGGAGCAGTACTCAACACAGATGTGGCTGCGCTGAATAAATATAAAGTAGAGCGTAATTATTATCGTAAAGTAGATAAGTTACAAGACGATATTTTAGAAATCAAACGTAGTATAATTTCCATTTATGAGCGAATAGAAAAGCTGGAAAATAAGTAATGGCCAAGAATATATCAAATATAAACACATCCGATACATTTCAGCAATGGCTCGATAAAACTAATGAGCTATCTACAGCTTTTAGAACTGATGTAGTAACATCTGGTTCTGGAGACTCAGCTGCTAATGGTAATGCTGCAATTACAGGTAATTTTACAGCTGCTACATTCTTAGGAGATGTTCAGACTGACGCGCTTTCGTCTGAAACAGCATCTGCTACTATTCAAGTTAATAGTCCAATTAAAGTTAATGGTGCATCTCAAACAACTGCCACATTTTCTAATGGAACCGGCGGTCAAATTGAATTTACTAACGGTAGTTTAACATGGGACATTGGTTTAAAAGATAGTGGTGGTAACTTTATTATTAATACTGGTGCTGGAGCAGATAAGCTTAGTTTAACCAGTGCTGGAACATTAACTGTTCCTAATTTAGCTGTAACTGAAGATGTTGTAGTAACTGAAGATGTTACTGCTAATAATTTTATTGGTGATGGTTCTCAATTAACTGGTGTTATATCAGCTGTTGCTATTGACGATATTTCAGATGTTACAATTACAAATGCACAAAACGGTCAAGTACTAAAATATAATTCAAGTTCAGGTTTATGGGTTAACGATACAGACTTTGACTCAGGTACAAATGCTGATACACTTGATAACTTAAATAGTACAGATTTTTTAAGAAGTAATGCTGACGACACTTATACAGGTACATTGACTGTTACTGGTAATATTGACCAAACAGGTGTATTAACTGTTGATGGTACTATTCAAGCAACTGGTAATATTACAGCAAATGGTGATATTATTACTGCTTATGTCGCATCAGATTTAAGATTAAAAGACAATTTAAAAGTTATACAAAATCCATTAGATAAAATAAGTCAAATTAATGGATATATGTTCAATTATAAAGACAAACCTAGTGAAACTATTCCAGGTGTTGTTGCTCAAGAAGTAGAAGAAATACTTCCAACTGTAGTATTTAATCACGAAAGAAATGGTGAAACATACAAAGCAGTTCGTTATGAGCAATTAATACCTCTTTTACTAGAGTCGATTAAAGAATTGAAAGAAAAAGTAAATGATTTAGAGAATCAGTTAAATTCGTAATGGGTAGTTGGGTACTGACCTAATAAATAATAGAATAAATTAAGGGAAAAGTCTAAATGGCAAAAATTTCAGAATTACCTCCTATTACCGGTGCGAATACCAGGCCAGAGGATTTATTTGTCGTTGTTAACCTAGTACAGGGTGATGATGGTACAAGTAGTATCACTAGGAAAGAACTGGTTCAAGCAATCCAGTATGAAGTTTTTGACCGTATAACAATTACAGGCGGTACTATCTCTGGTGTCCAAATGCGTGACTCC